AATCCTTCTCGGCGTTCTTCGCCATGTCCAGATCAGCCGACCACCGACGTGCCAATCCAGCGCGGTCCTCATCGGCCACCGCGCTGTTATCGTCTAGTTCTGTCATGGGGTTATGAGAGCTGAAAGAGCGCCGTTGGCCACAAACGGCAGGCCGTTGGAGTAGTTCACGGTCGCGTCAGTGGAGACGCACAGCTCACCCGTCGGTGCGAGTGGCAACCCACTGGAGAAATTGGTGTTGGCCGGCAGACCTGCCGTCGCATCCACATAGATCACCTGGCCGTCATTGCTCATCAGCAGCCCGTTGGACACTTGAGCACCCCCAGCCAGAGCAGCACGGCACAGCGCTCCAAGACTGTTCACGCGAACTCCTTGGACGTAGTTATCCCCTGCATCGACGGCTGCAGTCGTCAACTGCGCTTTGTCTGATGCGATGGGGAACAAACTCATATGCGGTCGTCTTTCCTTGGTGCTGTTGCCCACAACTCGTCGAGAGTTGCGGTCTGGATCGTTCCTTGCGGGGTGCCCATAGCCGCCCAGCGGGTTTCTTCTGGCTCTTCTTTTGGCCTAGCCTCACGCCATGCAAGAGCCATGTACCGCGCAGCGTCTGCCGCGTGGCTGGTCCAGTCATGAAGAGGTTTGTCCCGGAAAATCTTTTTGTCGCTGTCCCACTCTCTGCGGTACAGCTTCAAGGCCTCGATGCCCTCTTTGCACTTCTCAGCGTCGAACCACATGCGCGGCAGCGCCATGCGCAGGGCTTGCACACCATCCTGCAAACTGAGCTCAGGAACGATGCGACTGGCGTACCCCAGCTTAAAGAACTGCTCTTGGCTGGACTTGCCGCCGCTTGCAAAGGTCTTGGCCTTGGCGTCGTGGGGCAACCAGAGGAAAGGCTTGTCGCCGAGCTTGGCGTATTGGTAGCCCTTTTTGTCCAACACCTCAGCGTAGTGCTCAATGCCTTGCAGGTTCGCGGCGTAGAAGTCAATCACATGGATCTCACCTGCCACCACCTGATAGAACCAGATGGCCGTGTCATCCGTGTAGCCAATGTCCCAAGCGGTGAACACCGGCAGTTCTGGATCGCAAGCCACCTCAGTGATCTGCGCATCAACAATGTCTTTGGCGTAGTACGCACCAGCAATCGCGGCCTCGAACGAGCACTCGAACTCCTGTTCGTACTGGTCATCCGTCATGCCCCTGCGGGCGTCGATCAATTCTTCTGCGTCAATCAAGCCGCTATCACTGGCCTTGAGCATCAGGGCGAACCAGTCTTCAGCCTGCTTGGCGTACAGCCATGAGCGGTAGAAGTCGTTGTGACCCTTTGGCGTCCCGATGAACACCGCCCAGCCCTTGCGGTCAGCCAGCATTGGCCGGACCACCTCACCCCAAACACTGGAGCGCATGTCCGCGAACTCATCCAGCACCACGCCATCAAGGTACAAACCTCGAAGCCGGTCGGGATTGTCCGCACCATAGAGCCTGATGCGCGACCCATTGGGCAGATCCGCCCTAAGCTCTGTTTCGTTGTACTCAACCCCCGGAATGTCAGCCGTCAACCTCTTGATGTAGAGCCACGCCACATCTTTAGCCTGGTTGAACTGCGGGCAGACGTAGGCATACCGTCCATCCTGTTTGGTGCAAAACAATGCACTCAGCACCAGCTCTGCGACACACGCAACCGTCTTGCCTGCCCTTCGGTGGCAAACAAGGACCGCCCAACGCTCATGGCGGTTGTGGAAGTCTATAAACGGCTGGCGAGGCGCGTAGCTGTTTATGCCGAGTTGCGCTTCTGGACTTGCTGTTGCAGCCACGGCATGGTCACAGTGAAGGTGTGCGACCCATCCGGCGCAGGACCTTGAACAGTCATCGGCAGCACCTTGCCCACCAAACCAAGGAAAGCAGCAGCGGTCCTAGGATCGTTCGCACGCTCCACAAGGTAGTCCACCCCTCCGGATTGATCCAGAGCGCCCAAAATCATGTCCTTGAGCTCTTTCGTGACCTTGTTGAGAGATCCCTTTTGCCGACCTTTGCCGGCAGCAGGGGGCCGGCGCTTGGCACCAGCCTTCACTTGTTTGCTGTCGGCGCTTTGAGAAGTTGTTCCCATTGCTGCCTCTATGTGTTAATGGTTTACCCTGCCTGCGCACTCAGCGGTGCGGGGTACTGGATGCGCTCAAGCCTCAACAGGCGCGGACTCGTCAACGAACGGTCGAACCAGCGGCAGATCAGGGGCGCTCAGAAAGTCGCCCAACTCCTTCACGCTGATCTCGCCCTCACCATGGACGGTGAAGGTGTGATGCGATCCGGGCTGCATGCGGGTCTGGCCGGCCTGGGTGGTCACGAGAACTTGCTTGTTGCCGCTCACAGCGATATGGACGATGGTGGTCATGGAGGCACTCCTAGATAGTTATGGGCAAAAGAAAACCCGCACTTGGCGGGTTCGGGTAATAGGTGCAGGGCGAGCGGCCTTTGGACACATGGTCTATCGGGTTGATGTCGCTGCCCTGCGGAAATGGAAAAGCCGCCGAGATTGCTCTGGGCGGGTTTTTGCCTGTTGGAGCAGGCTATTACCGGGAAGGGACGTGCAGGAGCACGCTACGGCTTAGAAGGGGTCAAACACCGCCTATGCGATGCCGCTTAGAGGCGCGTCGGCCTCCAAACGAAGACACCTATGCCCAATCGGGCTTGTGTCACTTTTGCTGTTTCACCAACACGGTGAATTTATCGACCGGCCCACGATAACAGAAACCAAAACGCTGCGCAAGTGATCTTTTTCACAGGTCCATGCTCGTATTCAGGCGCTTCATCACCTCCCCACCAGCTATCGCCGTCATGCGCGAAAGCTCTGCAGCCAACCAGACATGCGAGGCTTCCCGAGGGTATGGGCGCTTGCCGGTCCCGTGGCAGTGATGGCAAAGCGTGTCGGATAGGCTTGGCGTGTCAGGGATGACCATGTACCCGCGACCGTCGCACTCCTGGCACACACCGTGCAGATGCCATGCCAGCATCTCGGCGGCGATCTTCCAGGCGTTGCCCTTCAAAGAGCGATCTCGAACCATCCTGGCGTTCAGGTGGTTGCCCAACTTGGTCGCCAGTTCCAGCTTCTGCGAGGTCTTGCCCTCGTACATCACGCCCCACAGCATCAGGGCAAGCTCTACCGTCGCATTGGACTGTGCGGCCCAACCTGCTGCGGTCACAACATCGGTCGGCCCTCCAGCCGTGATGTAGCGCTCTTGAATGTCTGGTTTGACGGCTTCAGTCATTTCTTTCCTTTGACGTTCTCGAACATTTCGCCATCGATCTGATGGGCCAGCTTGTCTACAGCAGCGGTCATTGCTCGTTCAACCGCTTCACGCCGCAGCCATTCCCAAAACCTCGCGCTCACTCCTGCATTCATGCACTCCATCGCCCTAGCCTCACAGCCCGGGCATCCTGCTTCATAGATCGGCTCACCTGATAGGCAGGCTTCACAGGTCAACAACATCTCCCCGCCGGACTTTCCACACGTAAGTGATGGACCGACCGAACAACTCACCAATCTCGCGGAGAGTGCCTTTGGCGGCTCGTATGCCTTCGATCTCCGCCCGCTCCCGCTCTCTCATCTCCTGCATCATCTTGAGCCGTTGGTCTCGTTTGATCTGCGCGCGTTCCGTGCGGTCTTCAACAGGCATCTCCAACGTGTTGAACCGATGCCCGTTGAAGCACTCCCGGCGGCGTTTGTCGCCACGTGTGGATAAAGTCCGTGTGTCTGCATTGCATCCTTCAACATGGCACTTCATGTCACCTCCTCACCATTCGCCAGGAACTGCCAAAACCGGTGCGCCGCCAAACTTCTCTTTGGCTTCTTTCATGTCTCGAGCTTTGCCTAGCAACTCAAACCGCGCGGAGAACCACTCTCCCGTAACACACCGCCCAGTCTTGCGATCGATATGGGTGAACTTCTCACCCGTTGGGACTTGGCTCTGCTTCAACACGTCATACATCTTCGTTCCCCTTCTTAAGTTCGCGCAGCTTGCGCACGTAGGTTTGTTTGATGGCAATCAGTTCGTCTCGGGTCCACTTGTGGGGGGTGTTGTTGGCCTCTAAAGCTTCCAGTCGTTCGAGTCCAATGCGAGACGCCAGGCCGATTCGATAGTCCACCGCGCGGCCTGCCCCGTGCCGGTTGCATACGACGAGTTGGCGATGGGCGTTGTCTTCGTGGAACCGAAGGTGTGAAGCTGACCCTGTGCTGCGGTAGTGCCCGCAATCCCATGAGTGCCAAGCGTTCGACATAGGGAAGCGACCGCAACAGATGCAAGGCTGGGCTTCATCTCGGGCTCTCACGTAGGCATTGAAGGAAATTTGGGCTTCCTTGATGAGTTGTGGAATCGTCTTGAGCGACTGCTTTCTGGCGCGGGTGGTGGCTATCTCGGCTTTCTTCTGCTCTTTGACCAACCTGCCGGCGCAACGAGCCGAACAGACGCGCTGCCCCATGCGCTGGGGGGTGAATGGCGTTTCGCAGTGGGCGCAGGGCTTCATTCGACAACCTCTTTGCCGTCCTTGGACACCCACGTATCGCAACAGGCGTCGTGCTTGATCGTGAACGCATGCAGCTTGCAAAGTTGCAGCCAGCCCTTCGGCACTGAATCACGCATCTGGCTTTTTGCCGTGTAGTGCTTGCAAGTCCCACACCGCGGAACCTTCAACTCGTAATGCACCTTCTTGCGCAAGATCGAAAGCGCGCTCATGCTTCCACCGCCTTGAACTGAACGCCGTTCTCTGCCGCCCAACACTGCACGAAGTCGATCAACTCCGCGCACTCACCTTTGGTGAGCGTGCTGGTGCGGCGAAACACCACGTCGATTCCGTGCCCGTCAACAGCCGGAAGGACTTCGACGCCCTCACCCCTTGCCCTGAGCCATGCAGCGGTCAGAAGGCGCTTCCAGACCTCCACGTCACGCTTCTTACCGGCCCACTCCATGGACTCGGCAATCTCGGTCAACAGCGCGTGCAAAAGGGCGTTCTCGGCAAGGCTGCGCGTCTCTGGCTTCACCTCGACAACCATGCGATGCCCAGCCATGAGCATTGCCTTGAGCTGCGGCCAGATCTGGGCTTGCATGGCTTTGTGCGCCTGTACCGGCTCCCACATGCGTATGGATAGGCGGTCGGTCATTTCTGGCCTTGCTTCGATTCACGGCCAGCAAGGAACGCGACCAGCATGAAAGCCAACATCGACGCTGCAACCTTCCAAGCGCCGACCCATGTCAATGGGTCAGTGCGCGGAACATCACCAATGCTCGATGTCGCAAAAACCGTGAAAGCGAGCAGCATCACGGCGGCAGCGATTCGGAAGTAATAGCTGAAGGCAAGTTCAAGGAATCTCATTTCCCCGCCCTCACGTACTTGCGAACACGCGTCACGAAGCCCATACCCCTTCGCCAAAATGCCAGAGATCGCGCCGTACCCCGGTCGGCACACGCTTCATGCGCCATAGGAACCCAGACACCAGGGACGACTTTCATTTCAACTACCCACACGTGGTTCTTGCTCATGTCAGGCTCCTTGGTTGAACAGGTTGAGGAATCGAGCTACAAGGCCACGCGGTGGTACTGGTTCATCGCGCATCTCACGAACAGCCAGATTCAGATGCGGCTTGAACACCTCTGCGGTGACGTCTTGAACGCCATCAAGCGTGTAGGCCCGGCCTGCCACCTTGTCGAGCAGATCGGGGATCTCGTTCTTGTGAGTCACAGTGACGATAAGTACGGTCTTCATGTCATTCCTCCGGGTGCATGTACATCTGCATCGGCTCTTCGCCGGGGTTGGCCACGTACTGCTGGCTGTCCTTGTGGAACCAGAGGCCGATGTTTCCTTCCCACTCGCCATTGCGCTGCTTGTCGCAAATGAGCAGGCAATCCGGCTCGGTGTCGCTCACCATCTTCCCGGCTTCCTTGTTGCGCTCTTTGGGCTTGTTGCGCCACACGCTGATGACGTTGTCCACCTGATCGGTGATCGAGCCGGAGCCCTTGTAGTCGTACTTGTTGGGCTTGTGCTCTTCGTTGCCAGGCTTCTTGATGTGGTGCACCAGATGGATGTGGATCTGATGGTCCCGGGCAATGGAGGTCAGTTCGTCAACGAACGACTTCTGTCCGTTGTAGTCATCCTCACCGGACACGCACTTCATGAGGCTGTCCACGACAAAGTGCGTCACGCCCTTTTCCTTCGCGGCGAACCGAACCACCGCGCTCACCTGTTTGGCCGTCACCGTGCCCTGCTGGTCGTACAGGAAGAGCCTGCCGGTCGTCCAGTCACGGAACTGGCTGTACACGTCGATCAGGTGCTCAGACGCCTCTGGAATGCCATGGAACGCGGGATGGTCTGGGTTCTCACCAGACCACTGCCGGCCCATGCGCTCCAAGGTCTTGAGCGGCTTCATCTCGAAGCTGGCGATGCACACCTTCTCACCCTGAGTGCACAGGCTCAACGCGACTTGACCAGTCACCAGGGATTTGCCGTGACCGTTCGCCCCACCCCACACCGTCACCTCACCCGGGCGGAACTGCACGAGCTTGTGCGTCTTGCGCCAGGGCATCAAAGCGCGGGGTTGACGAACAGGGTTCTTGATCCGGTCAATCAGTTCCTGCACCCACACCGAGGCAGGTTTGACCTTCTGCTTTGCGTCGGTCTCGCGCTCGTAGACCGAAAAGTCAATATCGTCATCGTCGAATATCTCAGCCACGTTTTGCTCCTTTGTGAACCCACAGGTCATCGCCCTGCGCCGCCAGCACCAAGTCAGGTCCAGCAGCGGCCACAGCGTCGAAAATTCGTTTCTGGCGGTCTACGCCACGGACAGAGGACACATGAACCTGAAGGCCGATCAGGCAGCGGAAGTCCATCGCCTCTGGCACGTCGTCAGCGTTCAACCGGATGTGCGCGTGGTACTTCTCGGAAAACGCATTTGGGAAGGTCTGCCAGTCGGATGCGATCTGGCGAGTAGCCGCTGAATCGTCATCCATAACCCACACACACGATGGTTTGCGACCAGCGCGGCGCATCTGCAACAGGGGTTCGTGGCCGGTCATACGTAGGCTCCAACCGCAGGGGCGGGGTCTCCGCCAACAACCTCATCCATCCATCGCCCTTGGTTCAACCACGTGGCGGGATTTGGGATGTACTCGCCACCATCCTTGGTCCACTTCGGCGAACCCCGTTGGACAGCAATGGTCGCGATCATCTGTTCGGTCAAAGCGTCATCAGGATTCCGTTTTTCAAAAGCCTTGATGGCTGCATCCTTGCCAACCTTGTTCGGGTATGCCGACCAAAAGGCATCGAAGCGACGCGACGCGTCATCCTTTCCTTCCTTTCCCTTCCCTTCCCTTCCTCCCTGTACGTCACTGTCGCGTGGTGACGCGTCGTTCACGCGTGCTTTACGCGTCGTCTTGGAGTCGGTCTTTGGTGGTTCCGGAAGTTGACTGGCGGTCTCGCGTGGGTTGATGTGCTGGTGTGCGTGGAAGGCCGGGATGTAGGCGTACCCATCGCTGTACAACTTGATCAAACCGGCGTTGGCGATCTCATCGCACAGGGCATTGATGTCGCAGTCATCCGCAGGGAAATAGCGCATCTTGAAAGTCTTAGGCTTCCACACCATCCGGCCTTCGCGGTCAGCCTCGCACCAAAGACCGATGTACAAGAGGCGTGCGAGTGGGGACAAGGAGACGATGTCCTCGCTGGTGAAAAACTCCGGCTTGATCGTGCGGATGCGCGCCATTTACTTGCGCTCCTGCGGAACAACCTTGCCGAACACGCGAGGCTTTACAAGCTGCTGACCACGCTTGGAGAGCCCGGAAATAGGCTGTGCGCTGCGGTCGTCGGATTTGGGGGGTGTGGTCATGCCAACCCCGCGTTCTTCAAGATGGCTTGAACCTGCTCCAGCGCGGCCAGCTTCTTCGCGGCCTCGTGGTCGCTCTGCTGGTTCTTGCTAAGGAACTTCTCGACGAGGTAGAAGATGGGCGTGAAGTCCTTGGTCTTCTCAAGGTACAGCTCGAACTCATCAACGCCGAACTTGCGCTGGCTCTCGTCTGAAAGCTGGTTGCTCAGGTTGCCGGGCGACTCGTTCAGGTCAATCGCACAGGTGGACAGACCACGGCGGTAGATGCCTGCTCCGATGCAGTCCCGCAGGTTGCGGTGCCGCTCTGCAAGGCCAGGCTCAAAGTCGAGCGTGAGCTGGTTTTTAGGGGCTGTGAAACTGGGTGACAACATCTTTTGTCCCTCGTTGTCTGTGTTTGTCAGTGGGGGGCGGAAAAATGCGAGGCATGAAACAAGTTCATCACCTCGCACTTTTGGATTTAGGCCGCCTGCTTTGCGGTCGGTTTACCCTTGGCCAGCTCAGGCCAGATCAGGTGCCAGTCGT